CATAACCAAAAGCAGGTATTTGTTCTGGTCTATATTTAGTTCTAAATCTCCAATCAAATGAATACCAATAAGATGTTGGTTCATCAGTTATATCTTCTTCTCTATTTACTGCTAATGATTTAGTTGGAACATAATATAATTTAGATACTGAACCACCAAAGTTATATATAACTTGAAAAGCACAAGCTCCTTGTAGTTTGAAATCCATTACTGCATTTCTTAAATCTTCTTCTGGTAGAATAGTTTCTACATCAATAGTGTTATTCTCATCAATAAGACCATCACCTAAAATATAGTTTGTAAAGTTATCTATAATAGATTGATTTGTAGGTGAACCTAAATAAGCATTCTCAACTTCAATGAAGTAAGAATTATCTACTCCATTTGTAATCCATTTTTGACTTGTGTTTATTAAAGATTGAATGTCAACTTTAACATATCTATTCATATCTACTATATGTAATCTCTTCATAATTTATTTATATTTTTATAATACCATTATCATTTTTGTGTAAGATATAGTTCTCTAAGTCTGTTTGTAGAGTAGCAAGTATCTTACCTCTCCATATTAGTTTATCATCTAAGTCAGTAACCTTTGCTTCAAATGTTTCACCATCTTCAAAGTCATAACTAAATGTTAGAACCATTAAACCATTTTCTTCTGTTACTTCTAATGGTAGTATATCTTGAGTTTCTTTAATTTCATTCCATAAAACAAGGTTTATATTTGAAGTAAAAAATCTATATGGTAATTTAAGTATGTGACCACTTGAAGATACTCTTGTTGCATCAACTGTGATAATATCATTATCAACACTGATAGTTGTGCTATCTACTGTTAAATACTCTCCAAGTTCATCTATTTTTATAACCTTTAATGACATATGTATCTGTTTGTTTTATTAAAAACACTCAAAAGTTATTTTGTTTATATTTCATAATAAAAAAAGAGGATATAATTTAATATATCCTCTTTCTTTTACTATAATAAGTTATTTATTATTATTAAACTGCTACTGATTGAGTAGAAGCCAATGCTTTAAGTGCTGTAGAAGCTGATGCAGATAAGAACCAAACTGGGTTTTGTTCTGTTGCAACTGCAACCATTGAGTATCCATTTATTGCATCCATTGTTCCTTGTATTTCAGATTTACCTGTAATCTCACAACCAAATTTCTCTCCCATTAAAAGAATAGTACCATTCATTGCCTCAACAAAAATCTGTGGTCTACCCCAAGCTAACATCTTGATTTGAAACTCAAGTTCAGATGATAATTTTGGTAAAACAAAGTTTAATGTTTGAGTGAATATAGTTGTACCAGCATCTCTTGAAGAAGTAATGTCTTGGTTGAAAGTGTTACCTGAGTTCTTCAATTCAAATTTGAATGTATTAGAAGAAGTCAATGTTCCTGGTAAAGCAGTTACTAAGTGACCTGCAGATGTAGAAGATGTAGTAAAAGCATATTCTCCATAATTAGTTACATAGATTGCTTTAATACCAGAAATATCATCTTTACAAGGTAAAGTAGTTCTTCCTTTTGATATATCACATGCCATATGTTTTTTATTTATATTTTATTTAGTATATTAAGGGCCATTATTCTAACCTTGAGTTTTTTACTGACCCTTAACTACTAATTTTTATTATTATTCAGGATTATAGTCTTGAATAAACAATCTCTGAACCAAATGAGTAACCTACACCAGCAGAGAATACAATTTTAGTTCTAATGTTTCCAGATAAATCACTTTCATCCATATCTTTAACAGAAACATTGTTTAAGTCTGCTTCTAATCCAGTTAAGAAACCAAGATTTTTTCTTCTGTAAGCTAAGATAGTATTAGCAGGAAGACCAGCAATAGATAATACAGGAACTCCAATATAATCTAATTCTTTATCTCCAACAGGTGAACCAACCATATAGTTGTTTACTTGAGATAATTTGTAGTTTCTTGCTACATTTGGAGAAACTGCAATAACTACATCAGCATCCTCAGCAATAGCATCAGGAATAGCAAGATAAACTTTAGAAAGTTCATCTTGAACATTAGCAACTGTTGATGCTGTACCAACTACATCAATTACATCTCCATCAGCTACAAATTGAGCTAAAAGACCTGCAAATGAACCAGTTACACCAGTACCTTGCCAGATTTGAGTATCTACTAAAGCACCCATGTTTTCTACCATTGCAAATAAGATTGCATCTTGGATAGTTGCAGGGATTTCATTAGCTGCTCCAAATAAACCTGCTGCTTGAGCTTGGAATGTTTGGTGGAACTCATCTTTACAAAGTTCATGTTTGATTTCATATTTTTTTGTTGCTACCTCTTTATCAGTATAAGTAACAGTTCCTGTTGCATCAAATCCACAAGAATATGGAGCTAATGAAGCAGAATAGTTTAGTTTTGGTAAATAACCAGAACCAATAACATTTGGAAGAACAGTAATACCACCTTTGTTGATAGTGTCTGCTTTCTTAAATGCTTGAACGAAAATCTCCCCTGCCAATGCACCATTGAATTGAGAGTTGATAGTTGTTGTTGTTGCCATTATTATTTATTTATTTTTTTTGTTATTCTTTCAATAGCAGATAAAGTGCTATCCTCAGATATTTGTTTAATTGCCATTGTTATTGGTGATTTACCTTTAACCTCAGCCTTCAATTTAGTAGAAGCTTGAAGATTTTTCAATTCTACATTTTCATTAAAAACAGCTTCTTGTTGTGCTGTAAGTTTTTCAACCTCTGCTGTTAGAATTTCAATCTTAGCTTTTAATGCTTCAACATCAACTTCTTCAACAGGTTTAGAAACTTCTGCTACAATGTCTTCTGTTACAATTGTAACCTCATCAGTGATTTCTGGAGCTACATCTTCTAAAGCAACTTCATCAGTAACTTCTTCTTCTACCATAACTTCTTCAACTTCTTTAATTGCACCTGTCTCATCTGTGTAATACTTTTTACCTTCAGCAGTAAATTCAGCATTCATTACTGGGTTTAATTCAGCATCATACACTACATTACCAACTTCAAAAGCATCAGCAGTAAGAGGTCCTAATTCAGTCTCTAATGAAGCCAATTTAACTTGCTCTTCTTCACTAAACATTTTGATTAGTTTTTTTAACATACTCATATTTTCTTGTTTGTTATTTTCTCTGCTTAATTCTTTTTTATTTTTATTTCCTTGTTCCAAGCAGTAGTCACAAGTCTCATTATTAGTAATAAGTTTACCATCTACTAATTCACATTTACAATCTTCATGAAAAGGTGGTATAGCCATATTTATTTTATTCATACTTATTTTCTCAAATTGAATAAAACTATCAATTGAAAAACCTTTAGCTTTACCAGTCTCAATATATTCAGACCATAATTCATTTGATAATTTCATACCAATACACCAGTCACCTTCTTCAACTGGTAATCCAATTGCATTACCTTTATCATTATTCTTATCTTCTACAATCCATTGTTCAACAACAGTTGTGCCATCTAACTTCATTTCAGCCTCATGGTTGAAAGTTGAATTAGACTGATAACCTTTCTTTAAGAAGTCTTGAGAAAACCTCTCTATTGTCTCCTTATCAAATGTAAGGTAGAATGGTGTTCCATCTTCAAATTCTCTATAAATCTTTTGTTCTGGTCTTAAAACAATACCATAAAGTATTTGTTTCTTTTTATCAGATGCCAATTTGATTTCTACTTTGTTACTCATTGCAATAAAATCAAATCCATTAGCTGGGTCATCTACAATAGAAATTGCATATAAATCACCATCTTCTTCTTCTTTATATTTAACCTTAAATACTTCCATATATTAAAAACACTTTTTTTTATTTTGTAAACATTTCATCATTTAGAATTTATCCCATTGAGGAATTTTCAATTCTGTTTCTATCTAATGATTGAGCAGTTGTAACTTGTCCAGAAACTACATAAGCCTGAATAGGTGCTTGATTAGCTCCTTGACCTGCTATTGTTTGTGCAAGTTGGTTTACATTACTACTACCTACTACATTAAATGTTGGTGCTTGTGGTGCTGCACCTGCACCTGCACCTCCACCACCAGCTGCTCCACCACCACTATCACCACCTCCTGTAATAGATTTAGCACCTTGTATTCCTGTTGCTAAGATACTTGCTATATTTATACCTGCACTAACTTTTGTTAAAGCAACTCCTTTTACAAATGATGCATTGTTTTTCAAATTTTGTGCTGCAGCAGCAACAGCACCTGGTGGTCCAAATGGTGCATAGAAAGCATTAGTAGCTATAATAGCAGCTGAATTTGCTGCTGTTTGTGTTGCAATACTTTTTGAAGCATTTGTTACAATGTCAGCAATTGCTAAACCTTTTTGAACTGCTAATATACCAAGTGCAATTGCTTTATTTTTACCAGCAAAAAGTGTTAAAAAAGCAAGACCACTATCAAGAGCATTTCTCTTAGCTGCTTGTAGTCTTTCTTCTTGAGCAATCATTTCTTCATTAAATGTTTCTGCTTCTGCTTTTCTCTTTTCAGCATCTGCCTTTCTTTTCTCTTCTTGTGCTAAATCAAAATCTGTTTTTGTTTGTGTTTCTAATGCAATATAATAATCTTTAATTGCTTTCTTTTCTGCTTCTGTGGCACCTAATTTCTCTAACTCAGCAATCTTTTTATCTTCTTCTTCTTGTTGTTTAACTAAGGCAAGGTCAAATTTCTCTTTATCTGTCTTAGCATTTAAGTCTCTTAATTTATTAGAATACTCATTAGTTATATTTTGTATATTCTCTTGTTTCTTCTTTTCTAAATCTTCTTCTTTTCTATCATAAAGTGCTTTAAGTGCAAGTTTCTCTTCATTAGTTGCTTTAAGGTTATTTAATTGTGCTTCCTTTCTACTTCTTTCTAATTTAAGTTTCTCTTCATCAGTCTTAACATCTAAATCTTGAAGTTGTTTAGTATAGTCTTCATTTAACTTCTTAATATCATCTTGTCTTTTCTTCTCAGTCTCTTTTTCCTTTTCAATTCTTGCAGTTCTCTTCTCAGCAGCCTTATCAGCAATTTCTTTTGATTTTTGTTCTCTATCTCTTTCTTGTTCTAATACAGCAACTTTACCATCTTCAACAACTTTCTTAATTTCTTTTTGTCTTTCATTCCATCTTTTAATCTCATCTGCTGTTGCTTCACCACTTCTTATTCTTGCTTTCTCAGCATCATTAAGTGCTAATAGTGTTTGTAGTATTGCCTTTCTTTTTTGTGCTTCTAATTCAACAGTATCTTTACCAGCAGCTGCAGCAAGTCTAATCTCACTATTATATTTCTCTTCAATCTTAACTCTATCTTTATCTAAAGCTTTTATTCTTTCTTCTGCATTTTTCTTAGCCTTTTTGGTAGCATCATCATCAATAACACCCATCTCTTCTAAAGCTGCAGTAATCAATCTAACAACACCAACAATAGGGAATAGAACAGATACTAATAACTTACCTCCTTCACCCATACCTTTGAACTTATCAATACCCATTTGAACATATTTAACTACTGTATCAAAATTAGCAACCAATGCACCTAATGTAATAATAATTAAACCTATACCAGTTCCAGCAAGAGCAAGTTTGAATAGTTTCATAGCACCAGTAGATGTTCCTACAACTGCTGAGTAAGCTGTTTGTATTCCAGTTGCTATTTTACTTTCTTTTCCAAATAATGAACTTGCTTCAACAGCATCTTTAACCATCATGGCATAACCACCAGTTAAATCATTTAATAAACCCATAGCTCCACCATTCTCTAATACTCCTTGTGTATTCTTTTTCTGTGATGATGTTAGTTTGTCAGTGCTGGTATCAACTTTTTTAATGTTAGTATCTACCTGTTCTAATTCAGTGTTTATTGTAGCAAGACTTGTTGATGCTTTATCTTCAACATCAATTATAATAACCTTATTTATATCTGCCATTACTTCTCATTATTTATTTTTCTTTTAACTTTGTTAAATAAGTTCTTTAAGGTGAATAATTCATACTCACCTTTTGACATTTCAACTAATTCATTCACTTTATAGAATTCATTTAATTGAACTAATTTTATTGTTTCTGCTATCATTGTTTTTTACTGCTTATTTTTTCTAATCTTTCTCTTTCAAGTTCTTGTTTTCTTATATAGAAGTTTATAAACATAAGAAATTCACTTGCTGGTTTTTTTAATACTTCATCTATATTTAGGAAGATTTCATTTGCTGCTGTATAAATCATACTATACCATCCAAACTCTTGTTGGAAGTGTGCTTCTGAACTAAATTCAAAACCACTTCCTTCTCCTTCTGTGACATTTTCTTTATAGAGGTATCTATATGTTCTAATAAAGTCTTTCCTAAATGATAAAAAAAAACCATTGCACCTAAATATACTTCAAGTGGTGCTTTTCTCAACTTGTCATTTGTTCCTTTATATTCTTCTATTGAATAATAATCTTTATTCCAGAACTTCAAACTTCTTTTTATAGGTCTGTATAGAATACTAACTAATCTATCAGCAAACTCTGCTGAAGACTGATAGTTCTCAATGTCAATCCATTCACCTGCTGTAATAGTATCAAGATTAGGTATGAAACCATATTTAACACCATCTAATTCAAATCTTTGAATAAAATTTGGTTTGTGTGTTAGTATCTCATTTATATTTAATAAGGTCTCATCTAATTCAGTTATATTTAATTTCTCTAATTTGAAATGTTTAATAAACTCTTCTCTAACTCTATTATCATTATCTTTGAAAGTATCTACTATCTTAATAATTTTAATATAATCTTCAATTGTTAAATCTCTTAATGTTGTATATGTCATATTGTTTTTTATTTTTATAATGTTCTGTTATCTATCATTAGGTCAAAATCTACAATACCAGTTGTTATATTACTATTCATACTATTGATTAAATATCTCTTATCTCTAATGATTATTCTATCACTTAATTTTATACCTGTTAAAACAGTTGTTGGTAAAATCATTTTAACTTTTAATAGTCTTGTTTTAATATCATATATGTTGTTTATATAGTTACTATAATTTACTTCATATAAACTATTATTCATACTTGATAAATACCATGGTGAAATCTCATTACCCCAATTAAGTGTATAAGTTTGTGATATATCTGATGAAGTGTTACCAAGTAAATTATACTCATTACTAAATCTAATATATGTAGATGATTGTGTTATACCAGTTCCATTAGGTCCTAATGAAATCTTTAATGTGTTTGTTGTTCCTGTATCAAGAGTTTCTTGACCATTGTAATATAATAACATTGGTTTAGGAATATAAGGTTTGAAGTCTTTATCCCACATAGTTGCAGACATAAAATTATATGATTGTGTTGCAGAAGCAGCTCTCTCCCATAATATATCTTCAAAACCTGCTTTAACCTCATATGTTTGACTATCATTTGTATATTGGTCTTCAAATGATAAATCACCATAGTTATAACCTCTTATCTGACCACTTGTTGTGTTGAAAGCATTGTTTAATACATTCTTACTTTCTTCATATTTAAAGTTTATCTTTTTATATAACTTGGCTCTATCTAATGTTAAAGTATCTGTTATAACATATTTTGTTAAGTCTTTAATTGTTCCTGTTGTATAGTATGTTTCTAATGGTAGAAGATTAAATGTTCTTTCATCTAATGGGTCAACAATTAAATTAAACATCTTTACTAAACCAGTAAAGAAATCAGCAACTTTCATATCAGGAACATAATTCTTAACATCTATTAAACCTGATGTTGTTTGTGTTGATGTAGTTGAAGCATCATAACTATAAACAACATTTGTAAGCCAACCTAATGTTGGGTCAAAATCCCACTCATAATAATCCCAATATAGTATAGCAGTATAATTCATAGGTCCTATTGATGATAATGTAATATAATAAGTATCATTAGCAGTAGGTGTTGTCTGAAATGAATATGTTGTAATACCATTATTTGTTGAATTGTTTATTTTATTAGGAAATGTTGTAAATAATAAACCATTTTTATAGACATTTATTATATAAGATATATTACTTGAACTGAATATATCAAAATATATATCTATAAATGATTGATATTCATTTGGTTTACCACTATCATATACTGTATAACTTGGTGTTGTCAAAGTATCAGTTGTTAGATTAAATGATGGATTAGAAATTGTAGGTGGAAATGGTGCTATAAATGAATGTGTTCCAAAATTTACAACAGTTTCTGAACCAAATGGTTTTAATATCTCACTATTCTTAGCATATAAATACAAATTAGTATATAATGGGTCACTTAACCATGAACCTGTAAAATCTACATCATATTTATTTTCAATGAACTCCATTATCTTAGAAACTTTAACTGCTGGAAATAAACTATCATATCTTATACAAGATTGTGTTGAACTTATTGTAACATCATATAAAGCTGCTCCTGTCTTATATTCATATCTTGTGTTAGCACCAATGATAGGGTATCTAACATCATAAGAAGCAGTTGAAGTCATTCTTGTAAGAACTTCTGTTGCTGAATAAGTATGACTAATAGATGAATATGTTAAACCATTAAGTCTATCTTCACCAAATCTATCTTTTAACTGAACAAGGTTACCATAGAATGTTATTGAATAACTATCTATAACACCTGCTTTAATGTTTGCTTTTT